AAACCGAACTTGACGCCATCGCCAAGGAAATCAACGACGCATGCGCACTCGGGTTGCTGGCTGAAAAGGGACCGCTGACGCGGCCGGCGTCGTCTGCCCCCGCGCTTGGCGCACCCTACGGCAACGGCAGCAAGCCAAAGGGGTTTGCATGACGCCTTGGGAACTCGCCAAGCCTGGAACAGAGCACGCACACCAGCGTGCTTTGTTTTCTTGGGTATCCATGGCCGCGACACACGGTTTCGATTTCGCCAACGACGAATTGGCGTACGACAAGCGCACGCGGGAAGCACTCGCCAGCAAGTATTGGGCCAACCCACAGCCCAAACTTGTTCGACTGTTCGCCATCCACAACCAAGGCCATGGCGATGCTGTGCGGGGTGCGCGTGCCAAGGCCGAAGGGGTCAAGACCGGCGTCCCTGACATCATGCTTCCGGTGGCGCATCGGAACCACACCGCCATGCCCTGCAACGGTCTGTTCGTCGAGCTTAAGCGGCCGAAGGACACCAAGCGGGCCGGCACAGCCAGCGAAAAACAATTCGACTGGTTGGCCTATCTCAATGACGAAGGGTACATTGCAATCATCTGCTACGGATGGGAACATGCAGCCACGTCAATTCGCAACTACATGGAAGGAACTTTGCACCGATGACCCCGTTTCACCCCGAAACCTTCCTTGCATTTATGGAAAAGGCCGTGATGGGTTTGGCGAACAACGCCGATGACCCCAAGGGCACGACCGCCGCAGGAACAGCCGCCGCAGTGCAAATTGCACATGGTCTTGTTCTCTTGGGGGTAGAAATGAACACCAACTTTAACCGTATCGCCGTCGCGCAGGAAGCCATGCTTGACCTCGCTCGCGCCGACTTCACGGAAGCTGTTGAGGCTGCGGTGCAGGAACAGACCGAAACCGCCGTTAACCTGCGGATGAAAGAAAAAGAGAAAAGATCGTTCATCGGTCAGAAACCCGATTGACAGCCAAAACAACAAGCCTATAACTACAACCAGACTACACAACCAAACGAAGGATACGGAAATGAACATCGCACTTCTGAATGCACTTGCCACCGCCACCGCAGCCAACAGTTTCGTCTATACGAGCACCGCCGATCACGGCCCGCTGGTGCAGGCTGAATTCGCGCAGGTCAACCCGGCCATGGTGGACGCAAACGGCAACATCGCAACCCGCATCACGCCGAAGGGCAACGAATACCTCGCTTCGCTCAACACGCAGACCCAGGCACCCGTGACCGATTTCGGCGCTGCACCGACGCAGACCGATGGTTTCGGCGGCGCTGCGCCGACCGACTTTGGTCAGCCCGCACAGGGTGTGCAGTCGCAGACGCAGCCGGGTCACGGCATTGGTCAGCAGACGGCCGGCAATGGTTTCGTTCGTGTCAGCGGCTTCCGCCCTGCCGACAAGCCGAAGGCTGTTCGCAATCCGACCGATGGCGAGAACGAAAAGTACCCGTTCTCGACGCTCGCAGAGCCGACGCTCAACCCCGATGGCACCAAGAACTATGACGCGGTGTTCATCCCGTCGAGCAAGCACACCAAGGGCGACAAGGCCGGTCAGTTGCGCAGCGGCGACGATATGGCTTTCTCGTTGCAGTCGGCCTGCAACGCGGCAACGCGTCGTTTCGCCACCATCGTAGGCACCGAACAGCGCAAGGACAAAAAGTCCGGCGAAATGAAGACGCACAACAAGTACGACCACGTACGCAAGTTTGCCACCCAGGGCGGCGAACAGAACGGCGTTGTCGGCGCGTTCATCTACCGCGAAAAGTAATCGCGTCGGCCGGGGGTTTGGTTGCTCGTACTCCCCGGCCCCGCCCCTCTGCCTGACCCGTACAGGCAGAGGGGTTTCCCATCCGCCAGTGGGTTCCGATCCTCCCGGCCCCTTCCGGTTCCCTCTGGCGAATAGAACCCCTGTTGCCCCGGCAGCGGGGGTTTTCTGTTGCGTTTTGGGGGTCACGGGCATAGGGTGCCGCAAATCATCACGAGGGTAAGAGAATGGCACGAGTATTCGGCGCGCGATCTGTAGGGAACCTAGCCAACGTTCATCCGTTGTTGGTCAAGATTGCACACGACGCGTTGCAGCGCAGCAAGGTCGATTTCACGGTGATTTGTGGGCACCGCGACAAAGCCGGCCAAGATGCAGCGCTCAAAGCGAAAACAACGAAGGTATCGTTTCCCAACAGCGCACACAATCAAATGCCCTCGTGCGCGATTGACGTGATCCCCTACCCGTTCACCAATTGGGAAGACCCGGCGATGTTGCAGGGGTGGCGCGACATCGCAGATGCGATGATTGCAGCCGCTTCGGTTGCCGGCGTGAAAATCCGGTGGGGCGGCGATTTCAACAGAGACGGTGATAAAACGAAAAGTGACGCTTGGGACAAGCCGCATTTCGAATTGCATCCCTGGCGCGATTACGCAAAGTAGGTGTCATGTCGCCAGAAGTCGTTTCGCAGCTTGTCAGCGTTCTATTACCTCTTGGATTACCCGGCGTGGCCTTGGTTGCTTTGGCGCTTACCATTCGTGGTTTGTGGCAGGACAACAAAGCGCTACGCCAACAGGGCTTTGACTTTGCAATCAAAAGCACCGCAGCGATGGAAGCGAACACCGCAGCCCTTAATCGCATAAGTGACACCCTGATAAGAGGCAAACAACTATGAGCAACCAACTTTCAATGTTCTTCCGCGCAGTGTTCGGTAAAAACCGCGACACGTACCAAGCCGTCTCGAATGCTGTTGCAGCGGCATACGAGCGGCAGCAAAAAGCCGTTGACCACCTAAACAAAGCTATCGATGCCCACAACCGTGTCGAGCATCGGCGGGAAATGTTGCGGATACGCGAAATGCGCGAAAACCGGGCAATGACGCATGGCGCACGCCATTACAGAGGCCCTGGCTTATGAATTCAATCCGCATGGCGATTTACATTGTGTTTGGCTTCACTGCCATCGTTCTTGCGACGTTGGTGTTTATCCAGAAAAACGCCCTTGACACGGTGGAAGCTGAGTTAGCTATGTCGCGAGCTGCAAACGTCGAGTTGACCAAGACGGTCGAAACATTGGTGTCGCAGCGTGTCGTTGACGATCGGATTGTTACGGAATTCACCAAGGGCCTTGCCGAACTGAAAACGGCGACTGAGTACCAAACCAAAGCGATAAGCGAGCTAGAAAAGAATGACCCGGCTGTTAAGAATTTCCTTTCTGTGCTCCTGCCTACCAGCCTTAGTGACTTGCTCAACGACGCCACCGCCCCCGGTGGTCATACACCTAGCACCCCCTGACACGCTGTTGGTTCCCTGCCCTGAAAAGCACAAAGCCCCCGTGCTCACGACGGGCGATTTGCTTGAAGCAAAGACCGTTGCCGAAGCATCCCTTGCGGTGTGCGCGTCACAGGTTGACGCCGTGCGCACTTGGAAGACCGAAAGCCTATTGCTCACGAAATAATGGCCTGCTATGTTCCGGCCATCATGTACGACGCATCAACCACCCCCCTTATGAAAAAACTCTTCGCCGCCGCTTGGCTGCGACAGCCTGAGAACCCGTATAGTGCGGCGCGGGAAGTCGAAGCGCGGCCGGGATTTGCCGTGTGGATCGCGCAAACCTGGGTGGATGATGAAGACGTTTTGGGGGAGTGCACCCGCCTGCGGGCGGCGCTTGGCCCCATCGCGGCCGTACCTTCCAAGGAACAGTTTGCGTTCGAAGTCTACTCAAAGCCCTGCAAAGACGACGCGACGAAACTGCGTTATCTCGAATTCTTCGCAAAGCTAATGGGGTACATTGACGAAGGCAAGGGTAGCGGCGTTAACGTGAACATTCTCAACCAGCAGAAGGTGCTTGCGGTGCCTATGGGCAGCACCGATGCGGAATGGGAACACATAGCGCAGGAGCACCAGAAGACGTTGCAGGCACGACATGGATAGTTACGCCCGTAAGATCGAATTCGGGTGGAAGTTCCTTACAGGCACCTCACAAGAATTAGCACTATCCGCACCAGCACACCATATTCTCTACCACGGTGCACGAGGCCCCGGAAAAACCGACACACAGTTGATGCGGTTTCGCCGGCTTGTGGGCAGGGGTTACGGGGCGTTCTGGCGTGGCATTATCTTTGACCGCGAGTATAAGAACCTTGACGACTTGGTGACCAAAAGCAAGCGCTGGTTTTACGACTTCGGTGATGGATGCCGGTTCCTCGAAAGCGGCAAAGATTACAAGTGGAAATGGCCGACAGGTGAAGAACTGTTGTTCCGCACCGCGATACGACCGGAAGACTATTGGTCCTACCACGGCCATGAATACCCGTTCATTGGTTGGAACGAATTGACCAAGTACCCCGATGGGCGCATTTTCGAAAAGATGCACTCCATCAATCGTTCGTCATTCCAGCCGGAACGCGACACCCCGCGCGTCGGGCACAACGGTGGCCCGCCGTTGGATGAAACAGACTTGTCAGCACTCCCCTACGATACGATAGACGGCAAGCCGCTTCCACCTATCCCGCTTGAGGTGTTCGCAACGTGTAATCCTAGTGGCCCCGGTCACTCTTGGGTGAAACGCAAATTCATTGACCCGGTGCCCGATTGCACGATTTTGAGTACGTCGCTTGCGGTGTACAACCCCAAAACTGAAAAAGAGGAAATCGTTACCAAGAAACAGGTTGCGATACACGGCCATTGGTCTGAAAATCCATACCTTGACCCGCAGTACATTCTAACGCTACACCAGCTTACAGACGAAAACGAGCGAAAGGCGTGGAAAGATGGTTCATGGGATATTAACGCGGGTGGCGCGATTGCTGACCTTTGGCGCAAAGCGAAACACGTTGTTCCACGCTTCCCGATCCCCGATAATTGGGAAATTACACGTTCGTTTGATTGGGGATCAACACACCCGTTTAGTGTTGGCTGGTGGGCTATCTCTAACGGTGAAACGGTGGAATGGCTCGACAACAAGGGCGTGCAACACGAAATAACGTTCCCGGCCGGCACACTTGTACGCTTTTGGGAATGGTACGGAACCAAAACCGTCGGCACAAACGAGGGGTTGAAACTCGGTTCCAAGGCTATTGCGGAAGGTATTAAAGAGCGCGAACGGTTGTTGATCGAAGGCAAATGGATTAAGAGCCTACCAATTCCAGGCCCCGCCGACAACCAGATACGCAACGTTAACGACAAAGACACCGAAACCATTGAAGCGCAGATGGCCGACAAGGGTGTGCGCTGGTTGGCGTCTGACAAGTCACGCGGTTCGCGTAAGGTGGGGTTGCAGCTATTCCGCGACAGGCTTGAAGCCACCAAGAACGACGAAGGTGCGGGAATGGTGTGGATGGAGTGTTGTCGCGCGAGTATCGCTATCTTGCCCGATCTGCCACGCGATGATAAAGACCCGGATGACGTTGACACCACAAGCGAAGATCACATTTACGACGAAACGCGTTACATGGTTCTCGCCAACACCGACCGCACCGCAAAGATTATCAAAATCAAATTCCCCACATGAGGCGCACCAATGGCTAAAGCTGGTACTGTACTTACGCGCGAAACGGCACTGTCTACCAACAGCGGTGCGAACGTCGCTTTCCGCCGCAAGGAATTGCGCGAAATCCAACAGGATTACGAAATGATTGACGACGCTGTTGCAGGCGCGCGCATCGTCAAACAGAAAGGGCCGAAGTACCTGCCCCGCCCGAACGCGGCGGATGGTAGCGAAGAGAACCTTGCGCGCTACGAGGCGTACCGGACACGCGCGGTGTTCTACGGTGTCACGTCGCGCACGCTTGAAGGGTTCATGGGTGAGCTGTTCTCTAAAGACCCGGTTGTAACTGTGCCGACTGCCCTTGACAGTGTGGTGGAAGACGCCAACGGGGAAGGTGTCAGCCTCGTGCAGCTTTCCAAGGACGTAAGCCGACAGGTTATTTCCAAGGGGCGTGCAGGCATATTCGTTGACTACCCGAACACCGGGGGCGTTATCACCCAGGTACAAAAGGATGCCAGCGGCGTGCGCCCGGTGATCCGTATGTACAAGCCGCTTGACATCATCAATTGGCGCACGAAAAAGGTTGGCGCACTCACGGTGTTGGCGTTGATCGTTCTTGAAGAGATTGTCGAGAACAACAACGACGACTTCACCGACGTTTCCAAGAAACAGTGGCGCGTGCTTCGGTTGGATGAAGCGAACCGCTACACGGTGCAAGTGTACATGGGCACCACAGCGGCCGACGCAGTTGCAGCCGATCCTATTACGCCGACCAACAGCACAGGCGCAACCTTCGACCGCATCCCGTTCATGTTCGTTGGTGCAAACTCGAATGACTCGACGGTTGACAAACCGCCGATGTACGACCTTGCTGACCTCAATATTGCGCACTACCGAAACAGCGCCGATTACGAGGAAGCCTGTTTCATTTGTGGGCAACCAACCCCCGTCGTCACCGGCCTTACGGAAACCTGGGTTGACAAGTATTTCAAGAACGGTGTCGGCCTGGGTTCCCGTGCCGCGCTTCCGTTGCCGGCCGGCGCTACCGCTGAGTTGTTGCAGGCGCTTCCGAACACCATGCCGAAAGAGGCGATGGAGCACAAAGAACGGCAGATGGTTGCCGTTGGTGCCAAGTTGGTTGAGCAATCGACGGTGCAGCGTACAGCGACCGAAGCGGGGCAGGAAGCCGCGAGCGAACAAAGCACACTTGCCAACATCGCAGACAACATTTCGCTGGCGTTTGAATGGGCGCTTGGGTTCGCGGCCGAATGGGAAGGCGTTGGCGAAAGTCTCGTGACCTACCGGGTCAACAAGGAATTCAGTACAGCTTTCGGGAACCCGGAAGCGCGCGCCGAAGCAATCAAGGCGTGGCAGGCCGAAGCAATCACGTTCACCGAAATGCGTTCGGCGCTGCGCAAGGGCGGCACCGCGACGTTGCCCGACGACCAAGCACGGGCTGAAATGGCTAAAGACCAAGCATCCGGGTTCGGGCCTGCAAGCCAAATGGTGGAATTTGATGACGACGGCAACCCCATTCCACCTAAGCCACCCGGTGGTATTCTACCCGAAAACACGCCACCAGCCCCGCCCCCGGCCGATGACGAGTAAGCGCGATGGAACCCGATGAATATGACATCGCGCTACGGGAACAAATCTATTTCGAAGCGCTGAAAGAATACGAGGCCGACGAAGCGGAAAGCATCACCGACGAAATAATGGTGGTGCTTATCATGCTGCTAATGTCTCTCAAAATTACATCGTTTAGTGACATGACGAAGAAAGAGCTAAACACTTTCGTCGCCAAGGCACGCGTTGCTATGAAGGATAAGTTGCTCGACGTGAGCAAGTCTTTCGTCGGCCGAATGCAAAACGTGCTGGCGGTCACCCTGACCGTTAGCCGCAAGGCGTTGGAACAGACATCGGGGGTGAAGATCACCGACAAATCGTTCAACGGCACGACAGGCGGCAACAAGCGTTTGTGGAAGAAAATCACAAACGACACGGTGCCCGGAACCGGTCACTTGCCGCTTGAAATGGTCAAGGACTTTGCAAACACAACGATGACGCAATTGATGCTTGTCGTTAAGCGCGCGTACGCCGACAACCTGTCAATAGCTGACACGCTGAAACTGTTGCGCGGCACAAAGGAAGCCGGGTTCAAAGACGGCGTTGCCCGGAAGCTGGCGAACCAACTTAAGCATGTCACCCGTACGTTGATGCAACACATGAAAGCGTTCCTATCGTACAACATGGGGCGGTTGGTGTACGACAAGTATCAATGGATTTCGACAATCGACAGCGTGACCACCGCCATTTGTCAGTCAAGGCATTTGCGGGTGTACGAGTACGGTAAAGGCCCGCGACCACCGGCCCATTGGAATTGCCGGTCTGTTATTGTGGGCATCCTGGGTAACCTCGCAAACCAGGCTCCCGCCTCGTTCTTCGACTGGCTTAAGCGCCAACCTCGTAAGTTCCTTGACGACGTATTGACACCGCAGGAAGCACAAGCCATTAGTGCCGGTGTTGCGAAATCGAAAGATTTCAATGCGTATCGGAACGTCAAGAAAATCAGCCCCGATCAATTCGGCAAACGTGCCGCGATGATCCTAACCTAGCAGGAGATACCCACATGCTTAAGCGCAAAATCAGCAAGAGCGATTACGATGCAATGGCCGACGCTCTTAAGGCTGAGTACAAGCCGAACGGCGACGGGTATGTACTCGACACCGACGACGCACGCGAACTTATCAGCGCACGTGACGCAGAAAAGGCACGCGCCGATGCTGTTGCAACCGAACTGGCGGCGACGAAAAAGTCGCTCAAAGACATGACCGACGCCAACGGCGACTTCACTTCGATCAAGGCGAGTTACGAGGCGAAGATTGCAACACTCACCGCCGAAAATGGCACGCTCAACACAACGCTTTCAGGCGAACGCCGCGACAGGTTCGTTGGTGAAGCCGCAAACAAAATCGCCGGCCGGTTCTCTGTTCCGAAGCTCGTGACCCCGGAAATCGCCAAGCGCCTCGACGTTGACCCCCGCGACGGAAAGACGGTGCGGGTGCTTGGTACGGACGGCAAGCCGTCTGCGCTCACGCTTGTGGACCTCGAAAAAGAATTCGTTGACAACCCCGAATTCAAGGCTATTGTGGTCGCGAGCAAGTCTAGCGGTAGTGCCGTCACAGACCCGCACAACCGGGGTAGTGCCCCGAAATCCCCCACAGACAAATCGGTTGATCTAGGCAGCATGTCACCGCAGCAATTTGCGGCGCATCGTGCTTCGCTTAAGGACGCTGAAACCCCGTAACGAGGTATTACGATGGCCCTTTCCGATCTGGCGGTTTTCAACGAAGAACTGTATTCCGCCACCACCGAAATTCTTGCGCAGCAGGTCGACAAATTCAACGGCGCTTCGCGCGGCGCACTCATTCTTTCCGAAAAGCCCTTTGCTGGTGACTATTCGGAAACTGCGTTCTTTGCCAAGGTGCAGGGCCTTGTCCGTCGCCGTAACCCCTACGGTTCCGGTGCGGTCACGCCGAAGTCGCTTGAACATATCATCGACACCATGGTGAAGGTCGCAGCCGGTACGCCGCCGCTCGAAATGGACCCCGGTCAGTTTCGTTGGATTCAGCAGAACCCGCAGCTTGCCGCCGCGATGTACGCCTTGCAGCTTTCCAAGGACACCATGGCCGACATGCTCAACGTCGTTGTTGGTTCGATCTACGCCGCGCTTTCGGGGCAGTCCGAAGTCATCTACGACGCCACCGGCCTGACACCCGACACACTGACCCACGTCGCCATGAACAACGGCGTTGCCAAGTTCGGCGACTACGGTCAGGAAATCGTTGCGTGGTTGATCCACTCGACGCCGCTGTACAACCTGTACAACCAGGGCCTGACCAACGGTGAACACCTGTTCACTTACGGTACGGTGAACATCGCTTCCGACGCCTTCGGCCGCATCTTTGTCGTGACCGACTGCCCCGCGCTGCGTTCCAACGCTTCGCCGGCTGTCTTCCACAACCTGGGTCTGGTTCCTGGCGCTGGCGTGATCAACCTCAACAACGATTACGACAGCAACGTTGAAACCAAGAACGGTGACGAAAACATCAAGCGGACGATGCAGGCTGAATGGTCCTACAACGTCGGCGTGAAGGGCTTTTCCTGGGACAAGACGAACGGCGGCAAGGCACCGACCGACAGTGCACTGTTCACACAGACGAATTGGGACCGCTACGCCACGTCGCACAAGGACCTGGCAGGCGTGGTTGTGCAGACCAACTAACCCGCACCAATCCGGGTGACTAGCTGAACCGGGGTTGCTCTAGTGGTAACCCCGGTTTTTGTGTAACATGGAGAAACGAAAATGCGTAAATCTGCTAAAATTTGCCTGTACTTTGTCGCAGATGGTGCAGTCACGGCCGCACACTTGGCCGACGTTGACGCCATCGAAACCAGCCACAAGGTTACGGTAAAATTCCGCAACGGTTCCACCCCCGGCAACGGCGCACCTGAAAAGGCCGATTACATCGCCGGCGAACCCATCCCGCTTGCATACCTGCAATCCTATCCCCGCCTTACCGTCGAGGGCGTTGACAATGCCGAACTTGCCGCCACCGACACCACCAACGAGCTTGGCGGGATGGCGACGGATGCGGGCGAAACACCGGCACTTTCTGACCTCAAGACGGAAATCGGTTCTTCGCAGTCTGCGGGTAACGGCGGATGGGGAACGTAAGCCGAAACTGAGAACTCCCTACAACCGGCGACGATTGCCGCCAGTGCCAACGGAAGACGATTGACCATGGATAAAATCATCTACTTCACCGCAGGGGCGGTTGCGACAGGCCCCGAACTTGCAGCAATCGCAGCGCTCAATGCGGTGGCGGAAGCACCATACGAAATCGCCGTCCGTCGCGGTGATGGTGTGGGAAGCATGAGTTACGGCGCTGGTGTCGAACCCGCAGACTACGTTGCAGGCACGCCCCCGGCACCCTACAACAGCGGTTACCCGGTGTTTGATCCGGCCAACCCTCCTGCACCGCCGACGCTTCCGGCGACACAGGCCGTTGTTGCCAACAACCAAGAACTGGTTGTGCCGGTGACGGGTTCTTACGCGACCAAGGCGAAAGTCACGGTTGTTGCTGGCGTTGTCACCGCAATCGTGTTGTCGTAAGGAAAAGTATCATGGCTTTGATTGTCGAAGACGGCTCAATCGTAGAAGACGCCAACAGCTACCACAACCGCGCAGCTTTGATTGCGTACGCGGGGCTGCGCGGCGTTCTCCTGGCGGATGACGATGAAACCGACGTTCTGGCAATCAAAGCCATGGATTACCTAGAAACGTTCCGTGACGCGTTTCTCGGTCAGGAGGTAGAACCGGGCGTTCAACCCCTCGCGTGGCCGCGTGCGGGCGTGCGTGTCGGTGTCGTCGTCATTTCTGAGACGACCATTCCGGCCCGGATCGTGCAGGCACAGCTTGCCTTGGGTGTCCTGGCGTCTCAGGGTGTCAATCTCTTGCCCACAAGCGGGGCAGGCACGATTGCCGAAGGCGGGTTCGTCACCGAAGAAAAGATCGGCCCGATTACAACCAAGTACAGTGAAGCGGTGCAACTGTCTCTTGGTACGATGCCGACGCTACCACAGGTCAGCGCCTACATCGGGCCTTACCTCGCAGGCGGTGCAGGCCCGACAACAGCGTTTAGGAAATAAGATGGCTTACAACTACGCCCCGAAAGCTGAGAAGGCCCGCAAGCAAATCGAGAAATACGGGCGTAGTGTTGTGTTCGTGCAGATGATGACAGACCGAAACGACGCTGACCCGCTTGCCGGCCCGTTGTCTTCTCCTGTGGTATCTGACCCGGTGCCCGCTGTGTTCGTCTACCCTTCCGGTGACTTGAACCTGGGTATATCGCAATCGAAAGCGGCGCTGTTCCGCTCTTGCGAGCAAATGGCTATTCTCGGTAGTCACGACATCGTATATGAAAATCAGACCTACTTGACCGAACTCGACGGTACACAGTGGAAAATCGAAGTCGTTGACAGGTTCCAACCGGGCGACACTGCTATACTTTATTTCGTTGGGATGGTTAAACCATGACTGCTACACCTGCACAAGCGTTGACCGAAATCGCTTTGCTGTTCACTACCGTTTACCCGGCGACACCGCTGCAACTCCCCAACATGGAACACGTCGCCCCCGTTGACGCTGGCGTCTTGTGGGCATCGCTTGAACTTGAACACACCAGCATGGCGCAAGGTTCGCTTGCCGACAACAACGGTGTGCGCCGCTACGAAAACGACGGCATCGGTACACTTGGGTTGCGCTTCAAGTTGGGCGACGGTATCAAATACCCGTACGAGGTTGCCGACGACGTTGCATCACTTTACCGGGGGAAAAGAACCCCATCCGACGTTTGGTTTCGAAACGTAACTATCATCGAACGCCCCGACGACCGAACCCGGCACTACCGTCTTGACGTGGTGTTTGATTTTACCTATGACCAAATCAGCTAGGAGCTTGCACGATGGTTGTACGCAACAAAATCGATAGTAACGAAACGTCGCTGTTCTTCGCAGAGGAAGAGAGCCTTGGCGTGCTTCCAACCGTGCCCGACTGGCATTCGCTGGAACCCAATGAATACGACGATTTCGGCGGTGAGCTTACCTTGCTCGCGCGCAATCCCATCAACCGCAGTCGCCAGCGCAAGAAAGGTTCGATTACCGACCTCGACGCCGATGGTGGGTTCAACCAGGACTTCACCCAGGAGAACATGCAGCGCATTCTGCAAGGCTATATGTTCGCTGACCACCGCGAAAAGGCGTCGGCCAATCCGACTGCGGTGACGGTTGACGGTTACACGGCACCGGAAGGCGATTTTGCGGCCGGTCAGATCATCATTGCAAGCGGCTTCACCAACATCGCCAACAACGGCGTAAAGGTGGTGACGGGCACCGACACGAACGAAATCACGGTTACCGGTCTGGTTGCCGAAGGTGCGCCCCCGGCTGGTGCAAAAGTTGCCGTCGTCGGTCAAGTCGGTGCAGCCGGTGACCTCGCGATCAACACGGCCGGCACTTGGCCGGTTCTCACGTCCGTTGCGCTCGATTTCACGACGCTTGGCCTTATCCCCGGCGAATGGATTTACATCGGCGGTGATGGTGTGGGCACGGCGTTCGTCAACGCGGTCAACAACGGCTTCAAGCGCATTCGTTCGGTGACGGCAAACGCTATCACCTTCGATGTTTCCACGACCACGATGGTTACGGAAGTCGGGGGCACGTTGACCCCGAACCTGTATCTTGGCCGTGTTCTGAAAAACGAGCTTGGCGCGTTGATCAAACGCCGTTCCTACAACGTCGAACGCCAGCTTGGCGCACCCGATCCGACACTGCCGAACAACGTGCAGGCGGAATACCTTGTTGGTGCGGTTCCTTCGGAATTCAGCATCAACATTGAACAGGCCGACAAGATCAACGTTGACATGTCGTTTGTCGCCATTGACAACGAACAGCGCACGGCAACGCAGAACATCAAAACGGGGAACCGTATCCAGACGCCGGAAGCCGACGCCTACAACACGTCTTCCGACTTTTCGGCAATGCGCCTCGCAATCGTGACGCCGGGGAGTGCCAACCCCATGCCACTGTTCGGTTATCTCACCGAATTGACGCTTTCGATCAACAACAACCTGACCGTCAACAAGGCCGTTGCGGTTCTTGGTGGTTTCGAGGTGACGGCCGGCACGTTCGAAGTATCAGCCGAAGCGACGGCCTATTTCTCGACAATCGAAGCGGTGCAGGCTGTGCGCAACAACGAAAACGTGCAACTGTTCGCCGTCGTCGCCAAGAACAACGCCGGCTTCATTTTCGACCTGCCCTTGACTGCGCTTGGTAACGCGCGCCTTGAAGTGGAACAGGATGAACCTATCATGCTTCCGTTGCAGATTGACGCAGCAACGGCGGCGTTGATCAATCCCAACACCGACTACACGCTGTTGTGGGTGTTTTTCGACTATCTGCCCACGCGAGCGCAATAACGCCCTCGCCAAATTGGAGTATCTGACATGACACAGAGTTTGCGTAGCGCCCTCAAGACCTCCCCCCGCTTGGAACAGCAGGGGGTCACATTCGAACAGGGCAATACGCGCGTGACACTTCGCCGCGCTGGCGGGGCAAACGTGGCGTTTAACGCTGCGATGGCGAAAATTCAGAAGGACCATGGGCGGGCACTTAAGCTCGACATCATGCCGGAAGACAAAGCCACCGCACTCATGTACGAGGTGTTCGCGGAACACGTCGTCGTAAAATGGGAAACTCTTGTGGATGGCACCTGGGTTGACGGCATTGAAGGCGGCGACGGCGATGTTGTGCCGGCGTCGTTCGAAAATGTCGTCGCCTACTTCAATGACGTGCCTGAGTGGTTCAACATCGTCAAGGCGAATGCGGAAGACATTCAGTATTACAGGGAAGCGTTGATTTCCCATCTTGCGGGAAAGTAAAAGCGGTTCTTGACTACGCACGCAAGCAAGGACCGGTTGAGAAGAATATCATCCGGCAGTGCATCGCAGACGGCACCCCTTATCCTGACAAGATAAGGGAAGCGCCGGAAATCGAGCCGGGAGAAGTGTACTACTTCAACGCCTACCAAGACCTGTCAACATGCCGCTACCATGAAAGCGGGTTCATTCCCTGGGTTGCCGTCAAGGAATACGTGCTTAACCACGACGGCACCAAGGAAGACGCAGAGTTTCTAACGAGGTTCTGCAACGAACTTGACGAATTGGTGTTCGCTGATATGAAGGTCAAAGACAAACCCGGCACCCCTGACAAGGGCAAAGCCGCCCGAAAACGGAAACGCATCATAGGGGAGAACGATGGCGATTAAAGCCGGCTCACTCGCTGACCTAGACGCCATCCTATCCGCTGTTGCCGACGCTATCGGCCGCGATGTTAAGCAACTCGTAACAGATGTTGTCGTTAACGTCGCGGCCGAAGTCGCTAAACGAACCCCGGTGGATACCGGGTACGCGCGAGCCAACTGGTACACGACGCTTGGTTCCCCCGCTGCAAGTACCATCATGCAGTACAAGCGTTACCCTAGCCGGTGGCGCAAGTTTCGTGGCAGGTTTAGTAAGGGTGGAAGTTTCACAGAACGCGTCAACACGCGAGGGGTCACCGAACAAGCGCGCGCTGCAATGGTGCGCCGCAACGATGACCAAACAGTTTACATCACCAACAACGTACCGTACACAGCGGCACTCAACCAGGGTCACAGCCCGCAAGCCCCTGCGGGGTTCGTGCGCGTCGGCGTTGCTGTTGGTACGTCGAAGGCTGTCAAGGCATTCAGGTTCATGCATTTGCGCAAGATGAAGCCGCGCAAGACTAGGAAAAAGTAGATGGCAACCGAACGCGTCGAAATTATCGTATCGTCTAAGGGTGCGGTTACCGTCAAGAAAGATATTGAAGGCATCGGCCGACAGTCGAAGTCGTCTGCGTCATCGGTTGACTTGCTGCGCAACGCCCTGGGTGGCCTTGCCGCGTATCTCAGCGTAGGCGCGTTGATCAAATATGCCGATACGTTCACGAACATTCAAAACCGCCTCAAAGTCGTCACGACAAGCACCGAACAATTGACGTCGGTGACTGGCGACCTGTACGACATCGCACAGAAGACATACAGTAGTTTTGAAGCCACCGCAACCATTTATGCACGCACGGCGACGGCGACTAAGGCGCTTGGTTACTCTTCGCAACAGGCGCTTAAATTCACCGAACAGCTTTCCAAGGCGACGGCGCTTTCCGGGGTGTCGGCCGAAAGCGCGAGCGCGGCACTGGTACAGCTTTCGCAGGGTCTCGCGTCGGGCACGCTGCGCGGTGAAGAACTCAATTCGTTGCTTGAACAGTTGCCCTACGCTGCAAGCACGCTCGCCAAGGGCCTGGGTGTGACGGTCGGGCAATTGCGCGAACTTGGTCAGGCCGGCTCGCTCACGCCGAAAATGATCATTGACGCTTTCAACAAAATGACGACTTCGATTGACGCTGATTTCGCCAAGTTGACCCCGACCGTTAGCATGGGCCTTAAGACCATCGAAAACGGCATGATTAGGTTGATGGGCCTACTCGAAAGCAACACTGGCGTGTTTGGTATGCTCGCGTCGGCGCTTGTATTTGTGGGCAACAATATGGAGTACGTTGCAATCGCGGCTGCACCCCTCGCACTTGGGCTTGCAGTGCTCGCGGCTCGCACGGTGTTCTTGGCTGGTGCTTCCGGTCTCATGTCGCTGTTGGCCGGCCTCAAGCTGGTTGTGCCCGCCATCGTTGCAGCACGCAACGCTGTAATCGCGTTCAACATCGCAATCTTGGCAAACCCGGTCACGATACTGGTTGCCGCTGTGGCTGCGGTTGTTGTCGGTCTCGCGCTGTTTGGTAAGCGCGTGCTTGAAATCATGGGCCTTTGGGAAGGGTTCAAGAAAGCTGCGGTTGACGCCATCAACGAAGTGCTTGAATACCTCAACAAGTTTCTTGAATGGGTGACGGGGAGTGAATGGAAACTCAAGATCACCGACGACGGCGCGGCCGCTGCAATCACCAAGGCTGGTGAGACGGTCAACAAGAATTGGATGGATACTTTCAAAAACGGTGGTGTCTACGCCAACGACAAAATCAAAGAGGGCTTTGCTTACGGCGGTGGCAAACTGAAAGGCACCATTGACGAAAGCATGACAACCGGTGCGATCAAAATCAAGGGCGGCATTGATCAAGGCACGGTGTCGTTTGTTGACGCGGTGTTGCAGGCGTTCAAGGAAATCGGAAACTGGTTCGCGGGCTGGTTTGACGATTGGTTCTCGACGGGCGCTGACAAACTCAAAACCGCAACTGCCACCGCGAACGCAAACGCGACCAAAGGGCTAGAGCAAGCTGTTGCAGCTGGTGGTGCAGCGGCCGGCAACTCCATCAAAAAGTCAATGGACGAAAGCGGCACGAAAACCGCTATGGCGGTTAGCGAGCAAGGCAACAACCTTGCGCGCAAGATCGCAGGCAGCGGGCAGACCGCAGGGCAGGCCATGGCGCGCAATATCTCGGTGGGGGGTAGTTCGGCATCGTCGTCAATGCAGAGCGGCATCCAGCGCGGCGGGGATCACGCGGCGTCTGCACTTGAGAAGGCCGGCAAGCTGGTTGGTGATCGGCTCGCGGCTGCTATGACCGGGGTGCCCACGGCCAAGTTCCTTCCTGGCGGGGGCATCGTGTCGGAAGGGTTCGCCAAGGGCGGGTCTTTCCGCGTCGGTGGCAGCGGGGGCACCGACAGCCAGGAAGTCAAATTCCGGGCTTCCCCTAACGAGCGCGTGACAATCGAGACGCCGGCACAGGCGCGAGCGAACGCGGCAGCACGTGAAGGTGGCAACGGAACGGGCGGGCCGGCACAGGTCAAGAACGATATTAAATCGTACGTGGTGCTTGACCCCAACGCTATGGTTGGTGCTATGGATACGCGGGCCGGTAGTCAAGTATTCATGGAATTCGTGACCGTTAACCGGGATGAATTGCGCGCGAAATTGGGTGTTCGATAATGAGCGAATGGGTAACAGTAAAACAGTGGTCACCGACGACACGCCGGGGCACTTGGCGCAACGTTACCTATCGTCATGTTATTGACGCTGACACCATTTCTGTTGGTGGTGGTAAGATACGCATTACGCTCAAAGCTGCGCAGGGCCGGGATTTGGCAGTCGCGGCCTGTTTTGTGGGCAAGAGTGACGCGGCCGGTGATCCTGACCTCAACGCCACGCCGACGCGCGTGACGTTCTTCGGTGGCAACCACTACGTCACGATGAATGACGGGCGTGCGATCACCAGTGATGAAATCACATTCAACTATGACCCCGACAGCGGTGACGCTCTTGTAATTTCGTTCTATCTGTCAACGTACACGAACCCCGCCGACAACAAACGCTTGAACACTGCGGGTCTTACGAGTGTCGCGGGTACCGATTTGTTTTGGTGCTACAACGACCATTCCAACGACACGCCGGCCGGGATGGGTGGCGACACATGGGCACCCGATCCGCAATACGACGTGGTTTCGATTTCCAAGATCGAAATCTATGACGACAGCGTTTCGTTCACCAAGTACCTGAAATTCGACTTCGGTGTTGAGAATATCCCCGCCCCTGGCATCGCGCGCTATTGGGGTTTGATCGGCGGTATGCTTGGCACCAACACGTCAAACAACGCACAGTACGCTGAGATTGATTTTCTTGACGCCGAAGGTAACAGCATCACGGGTGCGGGTGAGGCGATTGCGTCAACTCAGTATTCTAACAGCTTTATTCCGTCGTTTGCTTATGACAACGATCTTGGTACGTCATGGGCGGCGCTTGGTTCTATCGGTCAGTTTATCGGTTACGACTTCCTCGACAACATAAACGCGTCATCGATTAAGACCACGTTTAACGCTGGTGCTTACACAGAGGCGTGGAAATATTATATCATCGGTCACTCGACAGATGGTCTGTATTGGACGCCGGTTCACCTTGTTGACGACAGTGCCGCGCACAACGCCAATGAAGAACGCGAACGCGCTGTAATCGATGATGTAGCGGGTGAAATCGACATATCTGTGACAGCGCCTCACCGGTATTGGCGGATACTCACCACGCAACAGGGCATCGGGAACGCCTATCAACAAATCAACCGAATTCAGCTACTCGCTACCGACCTGACAACCAACTTGGTTGACACTGTTGGGGGCACCGCGAGCGCGAGTATTGCGCAGGCCGGGTTCCCTGCTAGCGCCGCGTTCACGTCTGACACCGGCACACGTTGGGCCGATACTGGCAATTCAATCCCTTGCTGGTTGGCTTGGGACTTCGGAAGCCCGCAGACCGTGCGCGGTTATAAAATGCGGTCACATGCGTCGTCGGAAACTTCTATGCCTATCGGCTGGAAATTCCAATGTTCCGATGACAACATTACTTGGAAAACTGCGCATTGGGTAGTCAACGAACCGACGTGGAATTCGGAAGAGGAACGCACGTACCCACAGGTCGGGGCGTCACTCAAATTTGACTACCGCGTGCGCACGCTTGCCGACATCACCAAAGACCTGATTTTCGATAACAAGGTTGGTGCTGCGCTCGAAATCGAATTTGAATTTGATTACACCATCCGGTTTGCGCCTTTCGCAGCCTCGCTCGATTTTGATTACGGCATCGGGGTTGTTACCAAATCCTTTGAATTCGATTACATCGTTTACGGTGTCGTCATCAAAGACTTTGTTTTCAGCTACAACATCGCGTACGTCGAACCAATTAGCGCCGACTATACGTTTGACTACGGCATCACCGACGAATTAGCCGCCAACCTCGAATTCGACTACGAAATTTACTTCGAACCGCCGAAACCAATCTATGTCGATTTCAAGTTTGACGCGGGTGTGGACGAAAACGAAGTGCCGTTCGTGCTCATTCCCGAAACCCCGGTTATCGAAGTATGGAGCTACGACACCGCCAAGGCCGTGAGCTACGACGGAACGGAACAGCGCGCGGCGTTGCGCAGCGAACCGAAAACCATGCTTGAATACACGTATATTCTGGATGAAGCCGACCGCACCCAGGTCTATCGCCAGATGCTCAACAACATACGCGGGCTGTTCGTTGTGCCGTTGTTCGCCAACGCGACTGAGACGCTAGAACCGATGTCAGCCGGCAACACGACAGTGTATTGCGATTTGACGCGCACTGATATTCGGGTTGGTAACCGGGTGTATTACACGACATCGCGCGCCGACGTTTACGGCACGGCGTTCGTTGAGAGTGTGGGCAACGGGTTCTTTACCGTCGTGGGTGGCGTGTCAATCGATCTGCCGGCCGGTTCCTGGGTCATGCCGATGCGCGAAACCTTCATCACAGATGGCGGGTCAATCGCGATGGCGAGCATGAGCGGCGAAAGCACATTTGTCTTTGTCAGCGCGAACCGCCGCAAGCTCGTACGCCCCGCAGCGGCAACCGGGTTGGTTGCTGAGTTTGACGGATTGCCGTTGCTTGATCTACGCCCGTTGGCCGACAACGACGTTGACGAAGAATTCACGGCTAACGTTAGGTACATCACACAAGCGTCGGACGTGCCCCCTGCGGCGTTCTCAACGTGGAACATGCCGGCTATCGAAGGCGAACGCGAGTACCTTGCACGTCGCCCCCTCGACATGGATTATTGGCGCGAATTCGCTGACAAGACTGTTGGTCAGCGGTCTAGTTTTCTGGTGCCTAGCTTCCGCCCCGATTTGACCCCCGTGCCTGGGTTGTCGGCCGGTGCGGATGTCAGGGTGCACGGTGAGCACTATTGGTCATGGGGTGCGGTTGACAGCTATTCCCGCCTGCGGTTCGAAACGTCGGCCGGCGTCTACAACCGCAAGGTTTCGAGCGTATCCCGCATTGGGGGCAACACCGCAATCGTGCTCGATACTGCCTTGCCGGCCGCTGATATCTTGCGTATATCGTACCTCAACCGTGTGCGTCTGGCGACGAATGATATCAGGCTAGAGCACCACGACATGCAATCGTTGGTGACCATCGGAATTAGGACGGTAAACGAATGACCTACACGGCTTACGACAAATCAGCCGCACTCGGTTCCCCGTATGAAATGTTTGCGTTTATCTGTGCAACGGGTAACTACTACTACACCGACAACGGCGCGCAAGTCGTGTTTGAGGGCAACACATACTTGCCGCTACAGATCGCGCGCGGGGTGCTTGAGTTTAACGCGCTCACCGACAGTGTGGTGACAACGCAAATCAGTGTGCCCACAAACTGCCCTCTCTTTTACGATCACGGGCGGGGGCTGGTGCATCCTGAAATGACAGTCGAAATCCGACGCGCTCACCGCGACACCACAGGGGTGCGCTTGCGCGGGGTTGGTCGAGTCACTACGCATTCTGTCACCGATGAAATGTATAACCTGCAAGTCGAAAACGTGATGCAGACCGAAGCGCAACAAAGTGTTGCGTCGGTGTACTATCTCAACAAATGCAATCACGTGTTCGGTGATGATCGGTGCAAAGTTGATTTGACGGCGTACCAGCGCACGTCGTTTGTGCAGGAGCTTTGGAACTACTCGGTTAAGGTGGCTAACGACGGGTTCGCCAACGGGGCTTTGGTCAACGGCAAGTTGATCATTGGGCCTGAAATACGGACTATCCTCGACAACGAAGATAATTGGATTACGCTTGCTTACCCGTTTGTCGAAGCACAAATTGGTGATGACTGCACGTTGCAGCTCGAATGCGATTTGACCTTTACCATGTGTGGCAGCAAGTTCGGTAACACCGACAGGTATGGCGGGTTTCCGACCATGCCAGAAGTGAACCCGGCAACACCCGACTTTGAAGTGATCAACACACAGACAACCAAAGTTACCGACAAACTCAGCAAAGAGGAACCGTTTGATTTCGGTTTCAACATTAGTGGAAGCATGAGCTAATGGCCGTTGGCGACGTACACACCTCGACCGTCACGTTTGGTGGTGGCGACACAGTAAACAACACGCTTAACCGCGACAAACTAACCACCATTGTGCAGACAAACGCTAACCGGCCGGATTTGTCGCTACCGACAGCCAGCAAGGGGCAGATTGTGCCCTACGTTATCGGCCGGTTCCGCATCACCAATCCCAACTTCATCTGGTACGGCAACGTCAAAAACATTGTCGAGGTGGTGAAGTCTGAGAAGACGCAAACGACGGAAAAACTTATTCAGGTTCGCAGTTTCGGCGGTGACCCTAGTATGATCAATTCACCGGAAGAAATACCGGTGGAAAGCGATCTGGTGAAAATCGCAAAGGGCGCGCTTGACGGTGACTGGTGGTTGCAGTCGGTGCTTAAGGTCTACGAAACTGAAACGATTGTCACGTACACGCGTTCGGTTGTTGGGTATACCGTTGACGCAGCGATTGGGATTTGCCTTGGCCCCGATGTCGAGTTGCTCGCGATCTACAACGGCAAGAAACGCATATGGTCTGGTGAGGCCACCGGGCGTTTCACCTACGCTGGCGACGGCAAGAAAAACAGCATCCTGCAAAACGGCTTCATCTATCGCGGCGGTCAATTCGACCAAACACCCGAACCGTACTTGCGTGGCGGTCAACGCGTTCCGGCCGGCGACCTTCCGGGTTATGTGGGCATCGCTTATATCGTTCTGCGCACGGTTGACAGCGCTTTGCTTATGGGTGCTGATTTGCACTTTGAGGTGCGCCGGCTTCCGAACCCGCTGGCGCTGCCTGATAACGTCAATGTTATCAAATCCAATGACATCAACCCGGCGACGTTCGTTGCAGATGTCCTGTTGAACGATTGGGGCGGTGTAGGTATCAACCCCGATTGGATTGACGTTGATAACTTCAAGCTCGCGGCACAGCGGTATTTCACCGAACACATTGGTATGTCTGTTGCGGTTGCACAAGAGAATTTCGGTATCAGCATGATACGCGAAATGCAGCAACAGACGAACAGCATCGTGTATGCTGACCCGTCTACCAGCCTCATGCGAATCAAACCGATGCGGGCTGACCCTTACGAGGAAACCGGCCTTTACGAGCTTACACCTAAGACCGGTTCGTCAATCCAGCGTATGGACAAATCAGCGTTCTTGGCGATGCCAACGCACTTTGCGATGAAATACTACGACCGTTCATCTAACTACGAAAACGTGGTGGTGACGAACCGCAACCCAGGTGTGCCCCCTGGCGAGAACCGCGCACGCCGGCTAGCCAACCTTGACTTTGGTGCCGTGTGCTCAAACGGCATTGCGGAAGCTGTGTACGACTTGCTCATGTCAACCGTCGCTGTGCCACGCTTGTCAATGTCGGTGCTCGCAGACCGCAACGCGGCCGACCTCGTGCCGGGTGACCTATTCCTAGTGACATGGCCGCTGTACTCAATGGTCAAGTTCCCGGTGACTGTGCGCAAGGTGCGCGAGCAAGACAAGGGTTCGAATTCGTTGGTTATCGAATGCGAACAGTATGCGCGCCCCAACGTCAAGAAATTCTTCAAGCCGGCCGAACCCACCAAGCACGTCGCCCCCGACCTGGGTTCTTATAAGCCGACAGCCGCGATGGTGCAGGGCGTGACGTGGTGGATGGTTGTTCGCAGCGGGTACAACGTCAACCCCAACTACCCGGTGGGTGACGACTTCCCGTTGTTCTTGATATCGATGGCAAACGAAAGTCAGCTTGGGTTTGACATCTACAACACCGCCAACGATGCCAAGCTCTTGACCTACGCCGAACCGCCGCTGAGTGCGCGCCTGTTGTCGCCCATTAGCAAGCTCGACGGCCACGTTGATTGGATCATCCCCGAACTTAAAATCGGTCAGGTGGTCAACAGCGACATATTGGCTAACGTTGGGTTGACCGGTGTGCAAACGGGTGTGCGCCTCGTGTTCATCAACAACGAAATTCTTGCGTTTGAGAGTTTCACCGACAACGGCGACGGTACGTTTTCGTTGATCAACGTGTACCGTGGTTTGCTCGACACGATTGCCCACAATCACGCGAAGAACGATACCGTTTACGTGCTCGATATCACGAAACTGCCGTTGTCTGGTAAGGGCCACAAGTACACCTTCGAATACGACTACGCGGCGGTAAGCCACGCGCACAAGGGGCGGGGCGCATACCCGGCCGACGCGTTTGCGTTGCCGACATTCGTTGCAGAGGGCCGGCTTGATTGCCCGCTTCGACCGCAGGCCGTGAAGATCAACAACACTCGCACGACGGCGGCAATCCCGCTCGCCATCAACGAACCTGCGTCGGCTTCCTGGGTCAGTCGCAGTCGTATGCCGAAAAAGATTGCGCTTGCGAATGATGGGCAATTCCACAACAACGAAATAATGTCGGGTTACCGCAGGCAGGCGCACCAAATCGAGTTGGTCGATAGTGTGGGAACTGAATTCATTGTCGGTGACACGATACTTGGTGACACCGGGTCAGTGTTGAACAACTTCGACCAAAACTTTCTTGAATTCATGGTGCCGGCTGGTGCAGCCCCCGGCGTCGGTATTCTTCGCGTGCGGTGTGTGCTTGGCACCTACAACCCTGCTACACCCGGAACACCACCTGTGTTCGACATCTACGCGTATCAGGTGGAAGAAATCGCAGTTTACATAATTCCGGAAGGTGCTATTGTGGCGGACTTCCTGTATGATAACGAGGTACTTTAATGCCAGTCGCTCCAACCGATCTGACTGCACGCCTTTCCGGTGGTGCAGCTAACGCCGATGTCAACGCTTCGCTTGGTGGCGTGATTTCGTCGGTGCCTGTGGACTTCGGTTCCACGCTCAACAACCTGTTTGACAACGTGTCAGACGCCGAAGCAATCGCGGGTGATGTTGAGTACCGTTGTTTCTACCTGCGCAACGGTCACGCGACGGACACGCTCAACACCACGACCGTGTACGTCGCCAGCAACACCCCGAACGCAAACACCGCCGTGCAGATTGGCCTTGACCCGGCCGGCGTCGGTGATGGGGTCACGACAGGGGTTGCCGCCGTCGCTGCGGACGAACAGAGCGCGCCGGCTGGCGTCACGTTCTCGAATGCCGCCACGGCCGGCGCAGCCCTGGCTATCGGCACCCTCACGGCGGGGCAGGTCTACGCGATCTGGATCAAGCGAACCGTCACGGCCGGCGCTGCGGCTTCCCCTTCTGACCCCTTCACCCTGCGCGTCACCGGCACCCCCGCCTAATCCCGACAGGCACCAGGGCAGGGCACGCAAACAGAAGACCCCGGCTAGGGTAGAACCTGCCGGGGTCTTTTTGCGTCTGGCGGGGCTAGGATTCGTGCGCAAGAAAGTTGCTCGATCGCAGCAATATTATTTCGCCATCGAGCTAGTCGGCCTTACCCCACGATGGCCCGTTGCTTTCGTCAACAAAGACCGGGATGCGCAGCTTTATGATATCCTGCATCGTGCGTTGAATGTAGTCGAATGCCTCGCGTGTCTGCGGGCTGTCATCCGGCACACTAAAGTCAAGTTCGTCGTGCACGGTGATCAACGGCACGCCGCCAACGTAATCGAACACACCCGAATTCCACAGTGCGCGCATCCCCGATTTCATAAGGTCGGGTTCTGACCCCTGAAACTTGTAGTTAACGCCGCGATACTCGTAAGCTCGTTTGATGCCTGCACCCCATTTGGAAACAGCGGCGTTGTAGTGCAGCGGTAGTTCGGGGTTGTCGTAGTTCTTGTTAATTGGTTCCCAATAATTGAACCGGATGCGCCGGCCAAGTAGCGTCGTGACATACCCGTATTTCTGCACCTCTTCCCCGATGTTTTTCATTGTCGGTTTAACGTAGGGTGCACCCTTGTGGTAGGCAGCGAAAAAGTCGTCGGCTTGTTTACCTGAGAACCCCGCTTTGTACGCGAGTGATTTTGCACTCTGACCGTACAACAGACCAAAGTTCACGTTTTTGATTGGCCGGCGTTTCAGCTTGATTTCGTCATTCCAGTCTAACTTACCGTGCTTGTCCGCGACCTTTGTGAAATCGGTATTCCAACCCAACAACGGTGCAACGTTACCGTACACGTCCATATGGTAGTCGGTGGTTGGGTCATTAATGTAACGCTGGCGCAACGCTTCTGCCGAACCGTCACCATCATCAACAGCGAAGTGTGCGAGCAACCGATAGTGAACCTGCGAATAGTCGAACTTGCGCCACCCGATATGACCGAAGTCGGGTTCGAAGCACTCACGAACCCGCTTACCAAGTTTGGTGCGCGACGGAATGTTTTGCAAGTTCGGGTGCGAAGATGCGAAGCGGCCGACAAGCGTGCCGTTTGCGTCGCCCTTCATCTGGTGGAATTGTGGGTACAGCACGCCGTTGATGCTGCGTTTGAATATGTAGCTGTCTAGGAACGTGCCGCAAATTTTCTCGCGCTCGCGGATATCGTGGATGATATCACAAACGGGGTTCGTCTGCTGTTCAAGCCATTCCTTTTCGACTGAGTAGTTACCGGCGGCTGTGCGGGGCACGGTGATGCCGCCGCTTTCGAGGAATGCGCCGATTTGCGTACTCGCGCAAGACTCACCCTTAAACCCGTACTCAACCCGCAAAGTTTTGTACAGGTCAGCGATTTCGGTCTGTAGCTCGTAATAGAGTTTTTCCGCTTTGGCGATGTTGACGCGTACGCCCCGGAACCTCATTGCAACCATCATCGGGATAAGGTCGCATTCCAGCCGGAACACGTCTAACAGCCCCTCTTGGCGCAAGATGCCCTCTTGCACCTTGTAGATGTCGATAGGCTGCACCGCGTCACCGATGGCGTAAGGACCAACCAGTTTTGGGGGTGACCTGTAGATGTCACGACGGCGCAACGTCGGTGGTGTGTTTGGGTACGCTTGCGCAATCCAATCGTAAAGTGCATCTGTCACTTTGCCGGTGCACAAATACTTGTTCGACAGTACGTCCAACCCAACCATGGCGTCACTGTCAATCAACGCTTCCGCGAATTGAATTTCGAACAGCCGACCACCGACGCGCACGCCCTCTTGTCTCAACCAACCAATGTCGTACGTGAGGTTAGCACCAACCTTGTCAGTCGGCGTATTTAGCGTGTGGTCACAATAGCGCAAAACGTTCTGCGCATCCATGTTATCGTGCGTGTCGATTTCGTGGCGCATCGGAAAATACCACGCACCGCGTTCCCCGTTGTGCGCTTCGGCCGCAAGCGATATGCCCACAATATGACCGTCGCCTCGCGCCCAACCGGGGCCGTTTTCCACCAAGCGCGGGTCTTTGGTCTCAGTGTCGAACGAAATGGTGCGTGCGGCCGACAGGTTCGGAAACTCAGTAGGAACCCGCCAACCTGTTTCGGGGATTGGCGGAGGCGCGAGTATCCTTGCATGGCGCTTCTGCACCAGCGGTTCATCGAAGAAAAGATTGGTCATCGTGTGATCTTGGTGATTAGAGCGCGTTCCGTGTCACCAAGCATTAGCATAAAATTAGCGTGTGTCATCATGTCCATTTTGGTCATGTACGCTTTCAGCTTGAGAATGTAATCACCATTGAATTTCAACATGTCGTAGGGCAGGCCCTCGCACTGGTGCTGTGCTCCTAGACTGTTGTCGTCGTGCGACCGTATTTGGTCGCGATCAATGACCACGTTTGACACGGGGGAGAAGGGCACGACGGCGGCGATTGCGTCAAAGAACCCTGGCGGTATGTCGGTGCACCCCCGCATGTCAAGCGTTGCGAGATATTTGTTAACGTCTGGATACGCTTCCTGATAAAGCTGCGTCTTGATCCACGCGCCCGTATCAAAGTAAATGGTCAACGACTCTTGGCCGGTGTACCCGAACCCCGTGATTGCCGGGTCAACCTTGGCGACAGCCTGCACGAACGCCATAGGGATGATAAGACTAGGCGGCATCGCGTTACCGTGAAACGCCTCAACCATCGCCATGCCGTTTGTTCCGACTAGGCTGCTACCGTGAGTGATGACGCTCGCGCCCATCACGGTTGTTGCGCCTTCTGCTGAGAACGCACCAGCGCGCACCGCTGCGACCTTCCACCTGTCATCAAGATTGTAGGCTTTGGCGTCGGGCCGGGTCACCTCAAGTTCTGCAACGGTGGTGCAGGGTACAAGAGCACGATACGCGCCCGACGATATCGCCAAACTTCCGTTGTCGAGCAACACCATAGAGTAAGCGCCGCGCACACGTTCAAGCGCGTCAATCAACCGGAATGTGTGTGGGCACCCTGACATTGGTTCGACTACCGGGTGACCGGCTGTCAGTATGCCATCGAATGCAATCACAACAGAGTTGCCGGCGTCGTCGGTGGTGAACCTGCAATGCTGCTGGTACGCGGCCTTGCCTTGTTCCTTCTGTGCCACCTTGACGAACCGTAGCGCGTTAAGGATTGGCAACTCTTGTTCTTTCGCCCCGGTGCCTCTTGCCTTGCGCGCCATTGTTTATTTCCTTAAAAAGTTGGGGATTACACCGGGTGGTGGTTCGACACACAGCGCGGAAACCGCCGTCTGTACAGCATACGCTTGGTTGTACGCGTCATGCAACGCGTGGTGCTTGGTCATGTACCCAGGGCGGCAAATCGGTTTGATCTTAGCAAAGCGGTAGACCGGGCGGGTGTCCATTTTCAGCGCATACCCATACTTTCTCGACTTCCAAGGCGAAGTCAACCAGCAACGGTTACAGGCTTCATCAATGATCGGGAAATCAAAGTTTCCATGTGACCAAAAGAATTCCGCTTCCCGCGTGAACTGAAAAAGATCACCAAGCGCAGTGTGCAGCATCACGGGGTGCGGGGTAGAAAACACAGACTGTGCGTCCCACGATTGTTTCGACCACCAATCAACCGTTTCGGGGTCACGCACAAGCCCTAACTGTTCTTGCCCCGCAACATCAATGTTGCGGTAGAATTCAGGCATGGGCTTAGACCAGTCGTAGGGGTCAAAGAGCACAGCACCAATCGACCTGATTTGGCACCCAGGTTCTTTTCCCCATGTTTCAATGTCAATCATGGCTTCCATGGTAGTGTTCCTTCATATTGTGCGCAACCGAACGCGATGAACGTTGCAGGCGGGCGGGCGGGATTGACGGGGCAGTTAACCGGATTGTTGCACAATTCTTGTTGAGCTTGCCAGTAGCGGCAATGAATGCAACACCGCACGGTTTCCTGTAATCCGGTGATCACGTCGCTTGTGATCTGTGCGGCGATTTGTTGGATCATTTCAAGTCGCGTGTCAGTCATAATCACACCTCACGATACTAGGCCAATTGGTATTTGTATGCACGGTTATCATAGTCGGCGTGCGCAGTAAACTTTGTTCTTTAAGCGCCTGTTCGATGGTGTCGGGGCAGGGTGTTGCCGCGCGTGTCGCCCACCAATCCTCTGCGCTACGACGCGAGCGGGCTTGCCCTTCGATCTGCACCCATTCGGTGAAAGGCTGCACCTGACCGCGCACGAGGTACTTGACACCCAGGCTAGCCATACCGCTCGACTTGCTTACATGCCGGTAGTAGAACACCCCTTGCACGTAATACCGTTCGTACACAGGTGTCATGTCGCGCACGGGTTCGTGGTCGAAGTCTGCGGTTTGTTTTATCTTTACCGCGAATTCAAATTCGTTGCCGCACTGCACGCAAAACCGTGCACTGATATGGTTGTACCCGCCGCACTCTTCGCAAACCTTAATCGGTGCTTCGCCCGCACCCTGACCTTTCGGGCGGGGTATCACCGGGTCATTGATTGGACCTAGTTTTTCGGTGTTGCGTGCGTAGTCAAGCACGAGACAATTCAGTTTCGGCGGAAATATTTCGTTTCCTTTGAATGGGCGTGTGCCTCGACCAAGCATCTGTACCCACAGTACAACGGATTTCGTCAAGCGTAGGATGATGATTAGGTCAACGGGCGGGTGATCAAACCCGGTTGTCAAAACGTTGTAGTTAACACAAACTTGGTACTTACCGGCCTTGAAGTCTTCAAGGTTCTGGTCACGCTGTTTACCCGTCATCGGGTATTGCTTGTTACCCCCGTGAACGGCGACGGCGCTGATACCCAGGGCGCGAAGCATCTGCACAGTGGTTTCGGCGTGCTCGATACCACCAGCGAACACCAACCAGCTATGGCGTGTGTGTTTGTACTTGGCTGCGTCCTGCAACGCTTCCCAGGTCACGCGCATGGCAGCGCTTTCGGCTTCCTTCTGCACGTAATCGCCGTTGGATGCGGTGTGCACACCCTGCGCGCTGATACCGATCTCAGTGCGCGGCGAAATCAGGAGGGAAATGAACCCTTCGGCAATCAAGCGGTTGAACGCTTCCATTCCGGTGATGTCGTAACAGAAATCGGTGAACAAGTCGCCGTTGGTCAGGTAACCCATCCCCGTGCGGTAACCTGTTGCCGTGAACCCAATTACTTTAAGTTTGGGGTTGATTAGTTTCAATCCGGCTATAAAGATGTTGTAAAGCGCGGCTTCACTCTTCCCGATAAGGTGGCATTCGTCCACAAACAATAAGTCACGGTGCCCGAACAGCGCGACGTTCTTAATCATCGACGCGATGCCACCATAGATGATGGGCTGGTCAACGTCCTTCTGAGACAGGCCCGCGCTATAAATTCCGTACGGCGCACCAGGCCAAACCTCTTCAAGTTTGTTGGCATTCTGGCGTATCAATTCTTTGACGTGTGTCGCCATTATGAGGCGCTGACCCGGCCAGTTTTGAAGAATGCTGTAAGCGAGCCGTGCAATAACCACCGACTTGCCGGTGCCTGTGGGCATCGCAACAATCGGATTGCCCTTGCGGTCTCGAAAGTAGTCATAGACACTTTGAACGGCGTCGTCTTGATAGTAGCGGCGTTGGATAGTCGCACCGCTGTTGTGACCTATCATGCTCATTTAATAGGCTCATGCTCGTTACACGCTGCAAGGATGGCTTGTTCATTCGGGATCGGCCCGTACTTCTCACACGCGAACTTGCCGCCTGCAACTGCCACGCAATTGATGCACGAACGGCAATTAGTTTCCGGTTTTTCACCAAGATGGCAGACACCCAGGAAGTCGCAAGTTTTGCACTGGTGGAAGGCGGGGCTTTCAGCAACGCGTGCAGGACGAACGCGGCTTGTTTTAATAGTGTTGCCGACCTGCAAAGCACGGTTCGCCGTTTCATCATCGCGTAGCACGATTTCAATGTAAATATCGCTATCGTCTTTGCACTCGCAAATGAACACGCAATAGGGCAATTCGTATCCCTGCATGTAAAGGCAAATCTGTACGTAATATTCGTAGTCAGCGGCTTTAACCGTCTTGCTTATTAGTTGAGTGAAGCGGCTCTTTTTGTAGCTTTTGGCTTCGACCAAGACGTTTACCCCCTCTGTCAACTCAGGGTGATAACCGATACCGTCGAGGTACGCGGACATGTGCCCGTCAAGCGCCTTAAAGTTGAACTGCGGGAACTTGTCGTCGGGTGCCTTGCGGGGGTCAACGTCCCATACGTGCCAACCGCTGGCGCGTAGGTAGGTCATAAGCCGGGGTTCGGTGTCGTGGCCCTTACCAAAGATGCGACCGACGCGCCCTGGCTTGTCAGCGCGTTTAGCCCAACGATAGCCGTACCATCCCGCAGCAATGCAGTCTTTGCCAACCGCAGACGGTTTAATGCGCCATGCGTGTTTCCCCTTGACGACGGTTGCCGCGTCGATTTGAGCGGTTACCTTGTCAGCCAACAGTTTGCGTGCGCCGGGGATTGTCAGGTCAATCATCATTCCACCTCAAAGAAACGGGGGCGACACAGCGCCGCCCCCGGATTTGTCACGCGTCGGTTACGACTGCCAACCAGGACCACCGCCCTGTGCCGGCTGCTGCTGCTGGAACTGCTGCGGGTTGAGGGGCTGACCGGTCTGCGGGTCAAACCCGCCCTGCTGCACCGGCTGCTGTGTCTGCACCGGCTGTTGCTGCTGGAACTGCGCGGGCTGTTGCTGCTGTACCGGCTGTTGCTGTTGCTGCGACGGCTGGAACTGCGTCTGCACCGGCTGCTGTACGGGTTGCTGCTGAAACTGTGCAGTCTGTTGCGCCGGCTGCTGTTGGAACTGTGCCGGCTGCTGTTGCGCCTGTGCGGGCTGTTGCTGGAACTGCTGTGCCTGCTGTGCACCACCCTGCATTGCCTGCTGACCACCGAGTTTCGGCGTGTTGCCGTGCACGTCCTTGATAGCCGAAATCTTGGTGGCGTTCGGGTATCTTTCAGATGGGTCAGGCACCACGACAGCGCGGAAGGGTTTTCCGTGCCATTCGGTGGAGTTGCCCACACGAACATGCCCCGTCGCGTGGGCGATGGCAGAGCACTCACCCGAACCGATGCGCATGGCGTCGGCCGACGGGTTGGTGATGTTGATGAAGTGGTTTGTCGTCATGCCCGCTGCTGCACCTTCCTGACCGACAATAACGAGTTTCAGAACCGTGCCGGTCTTCTGGCTGTTTTCCTGCCCGTTGCTGTCGGTAATGGTGACAAGCCAACCCTTGCTGTCGGAAACTGGCAAGTTGCCGCCCCCGCCCTGGTTCGGCTCGATAGTCGAATAGTCTTGGTTAAGCTGAAAACCCATAACCTGTAATCCTTTCAAGGTTAGTTGGTCATTACCTTATTGAACACGTCTGCGAGTACGGGCGGTTCAAACTGGTTTAGTGTGCCGCTTCTGTCGCGGCAAACGCTGTCAAAGCTCGAATGGCACTGAAATGCACGCGCGGGGCCAACGCCCGGTATGCTAAACGTGTCAATCTGCATGATCAAATCGAATAGGTGGGGCACCTTAATGTCAAGATCGTTGCCGGGGAAATAGGCTTTCTTTTTGCCGTTTTCGCCTTTCTCGATTGCTTGCTTGCATATCAGGTACATGTGCTTTTGCTCCATATAATAGAGCTTGTGCAAAATGTCGCCAACGTCTTCCGCCATCTTGCCGTAGCGTGGCAGACCGTGCGCCGTCTTGCCGGGATTGTCGCGCAGATGGATTTCGCATATCTGCGACACGCTGTCTGTCGCGAGCGTGTGGAAGTTCTTGACTTCGGCTGACCCGAAAAACCAGTCAAAGAATTCCTTGATGCGAACCCATGTCGGCGCAACCCATGTGGGCACCGTTGAACCACGCATAGACATAAGCCCCGGTTCAACCGCGAGGAACACGGGTGACGGGGCAGTGTTGACGATGGGGGTTTTGCCGCTACCTGGCGGGCCGTACACGAGCGACTTGACGCCGTGCTTAAGCGCAAACTCGCGGGCTTCACGTAGTTGGTTCATTTGCATTTGTTGAGCCTTTCGAGCATCGTTACCATGGTGCGCTCGCGAGACTCTCTAAGCTGTCTGATTTCACGGCGCAACCCGTCAATACGATCATCGGCGTTAGCCAGCATCATGCAAATGCGCGTGCGTTCTCTGTTGGCGTCGGCCTCTTCATCATAGCACCCGAAAAGCTGCGACGTGGCGCAATGCGTTGATATCGCGTCAACGCTTCCGTAGATGCGTGAAGGGGTCAGCCGTGTCACCCGCATGGTGTCAATGCTGGTTTCGGTCAACCGCAGTGCAAAGTAAAGGGCAGGTCTCATATTGCGCGCCACGCGTTCCATGTTACAGACAACTTAGCATCAATGCCGCCCTCAAGAGCGTCTTTAATCCAATCGTGCTGTGCGTCGTTGATCCAAACCGCATCGTCGGCCGCTGTCAACGCGTCGTTGACGACTTGGTTAACGCCGGCCTTGATTTCGCGAATGATGTCCGCAACCTCGCGTGCGCTGTAATGCTCGATAAGACCTATCGCGTCGAGCGCATCCATTCGCCAACCGGAAAGCGGGGCGGTTATGACGGCCAAGACCCGGCCGTCATAATAGATTTCATCACCGATGACTTGGAACATTAGCCGACAACGGGTTCGAGTTTCACCGACTTGGACGCGGGCTTGATCGTCAACACCTTGTCAACAATCGCCTTCTGTTTCGCATCGAGCAACTTGTATTCACGCACGCTGATTTCCGGCTTCCATTTCACGAGGCGTTCCGCAACGATGTTGCCGCCTTCCATGGATTTTTCGATTTGGTCAAGCGCCGTGTCAACCTTGTCGGTGTCGGCGTCGAGCTTGTAATCAAGTTTGTGCTCGATTTTCAGCTTACCGATGCCTGTGGGCACGGTTTCCATACCCGACGACATTTCGTTCGATGCCATGTCGGAAAACAGGCTAATGACTTCGGCGCGCAGCTTGCGTTCGGCTTCCTGTGCGGTGGCGTGAGCCTTTACCGCTTCACGCCAAGCGTCAAGCACCGACATGCGATAGTTGCCCTGCGATACGTGAGCCGGTGCAATCGCTGTACCCCAATCATTGTTGCTCATTTGTGTAACCTCGTTCGTGTTTCGATAATCAATCAATAAACACCGCCGCACCGGGCGTCAAGGGCTATTTTGCATTTTTACGAAATTCCTTGACGGGGTTCCCGCGCTCGAATAGGACTGGCAACCTACCCACATGCGTACACGAGGGCAAGACACAACATCATGTGTAATCTGAAAAACGAAACACTAAAGCTGGTGCAAACCCAGGCCGAAAAGCGAGGGCTAACCGCGTTGGCAACCGCAACGGGTGTACCCTATCATGTGTTGGCGTACCTCGTGTCGAAGCGCGAGAAGAACGAAGACGTGAAAATTGACGCCGACGTGTGTCAAACGCTTTACGAACACCTTACAGGCAACGCACTAAAATTGGTTGATCATGTACAATAACATACCGCAGGAATTGCAGGCGCTTACACAGTGGGTTGTCTGGAAATTGATATTGAACGATGCGGGCAAACCGACGAAAGTGCCGTACAGTGCGCGCACCGGCCAACTTGCAAGCGTTACAGACCCTAACACGTGGTGCACGTTCCAGGAGGCCGTAAACGCCAGCTTTAACGGTTACAGTGGTATCGGGTTTGTGTTCACACGCAATGACCCGTACGCCGGTATCGACCTTGACGCGACGGAAGACCCGGAAGCCTTTGACCGGCAGCTTAAAATCTATAACATGATGCAAAGCTATTCCGAACGTTCACCTAGTGGTAAGGGCCTGCACATTATTGTGCGAGCGACGTTGCCCCATGGCCGCAAGCGCGCTGCGATTGAGGTGTACTCAAGCGAACGATATTTTACGTTCACGGGTAACGTCTACCTTAACGCACCTATCGCTGACAGGCAGGTGTTGACGCAGACGCTATGGGAAGAAATGGGGCAGGTTGCCGCTTCGAATTACATGGCTGGCGACATGGTGCAGCAAAACTTTGACGATGTTGTCATTGAAAACTGCAAACGCGCCGTCAATGGTGATCTGTTTAACGATCTGTGGCTAGGCAACTGGCAACACCGGTATTCCTCGCAATCGGAAGCCGACCAAGCGTTGATGAACTTCCTTGTGTTCCATACGAAACACCGGGGTCAGATTATGCGCATGTTCCGCATGTCCGCGCTTGGTCAGCGTGACAAGGCACAGCGTGATAAGTATCTCGAATACACGATTGACAAAGCGTTTGACCTTTCGCTTCCACCGATTGACATGGATGGTATTGTCAATCAGGTCAACGCCGCAATCGCGCAATCCAAGATGCAAACACCGACAGCCACACCGGCTAGTGTGGGCACCGACTACGATGGCTTCCGCCTCGACATGTGGAAGACGATGCGCGCGCCAGGGATCATCGGTGAGGTGGTTGACTTCATCTTGGCGCAAGCACCCTACCCCGTGTACGAAATCGCTCTGTCCGGTGCCCTGGGTTTGATGGCGGGCCTATCGGGGCGGGCGTACAACGTCGGCGGTTCGGGCCTCAACCAGTACATCATGACCCTCGCGGCGACAGGCAGCGGTAAAGAGGCCATGTCAGCCGGCGTCAACAAGATCGTCACCGCCGTCGCCAACACCGAGTATCCGGCCATCCGCGATTTTATGGGTCCGTCCGATATGGCGTCGGGCACCGGCCTCATTCGTCATCTGTCTGAGCGCCCCATGCCGTGTTTCGTTTCCATCACTGGCGAAATCGGTTTGCGCCTGCAACAGATGTCGAACACGAACGCCAATGCCGGCGATATCACGTTGCGGCGTACGTTGCTGCAACTGTACCAAGAGAGCGGTGCAGGCCAAACGCACCAAGCAATGGTCTACGCCGATAAAAAGAACAACGTCGAGCCGATCCATTCGCCAGCCTTCACATGGTTGGGGGAGTCAACGCCGGAAGAGTTTTACAAGTCGCTCAATGAAGACCAAATTGCGTCGGGCCTTATTCCCCGGTTCTTGATCATTGAGTACGCGGGCGACCTCGTGCAACCGAATGACCATCATTACAAGGCGCAAGTGCCGTCATCGCTAATTCAGTCAATTCGTGGTCTGGCTGACACAGCGCTTAAAGTGATGATCGAACGCCATCATGTCGTTGATGTGACGTTCACAGCGCAAGCGTATTCCATGCACAAACAGTTTCGCGACTATTGCAACACCAAGCGTGTAAGCACCGAGAGTAATGCGTTCAAGCATATTTGGAACCGTACGCATCTTAAGGCGAACAAGATTGCAGCGCTCCTAGCCATTGCCCACAATTATCATAATCCGATGATTGACGAAAACATGTACGAATGGGCGGTGTCACTCGTGTTGACCGATGCTGTCAATCTGGTGAGCAAGTTCGACGCGGGCGTTGTTGGGGTGGCTGAGAACCAAGACGACGAACAGTTGCAGTCAATGCGTAGTGCTATCGGGGCTGCTATGCGGCAGACACCGGGGTACTTCAAGAATTGGCCCGCTGCAATGCATGCCGATTATGCCGTCCCGTCGCGCTTCATTCAATCAATATGCGCGTCTCGTGCTGCGTTCCGTAAAGATCGGAAATCGGGCGCGATACCTAGGACGGTCAAGCTCATGATTGATCATGGTTCGCTCGCGCAATTGCCGTATCAACAGATGGTCGATAAATATGGTTATGGTGGTCAGGCGTATGTAATTGCCGATGCTAAGTGGTTCATGTCGTCTGACTAGCTCGTGTTGTTATTTTTGGTCACTAGGAATAGCAAAAAATAATGAAAATAACAGGAATAGTGATTAACAGGGGGGTACCCCCCCCCCCTCTCTCACGTATGTATTTTCCTTTCTATTATATGTGTTATTTTTATTATTCTTGTTATATATTAGGTAAGAGAGAAGGGAAAACAGGGCAAAACATGGTATAATGCCCATTATTAGCGCAACACGGAACGTTTACAAAATGTTCACCATTACACGAGTAGGCCATTGACCAAACCCGACGCTTCGGTTAGGTTGATTACACAAACAAGGGAGTTACACAGATGACCAACATCGAAACGAAAATCACCGAAGGTTTTGACATCGAAGGTCGCGTCATCCTCTCTTGCGAAGTATGGACGAACGACGAACACGAACATTATGGTGAAGTCGCCTATTACAGCTACAGCGACGAATTCGTTGTCGTGAAGGGCGTTGAGGTGACGGAAGAAATGCAGGCTGCGGCAATCGCTGCAATCAAGGGGTACGGGGCATGATAACCTTTCTTGTCCTGGCGGCATTGACCGTCTTCCTCGTATGGCACGGCACACGCGGTGCACTCGACACGATGCAGGAGCTTGACAAGCCACGCACTGATTACCCGCGAGCCGATCCCTGGCGTGTGGGCAAGGGGAAATAACATGAGTTACAATGTCAAAAGCGCGCTTGAGTTGGCCGCTATCTTCATCGGCATACCGGCTTTTGCGTTTGCCTTGTTTTATGTAGCTTACACTTTTGTGTTATGGGTGATAGGATGAAACGCGTATACATCGAATGTGAAGTCTTGGTTGACGACGACGTGCCACCACAGACAGTGCGAGCACGCATCAATGAAGTCTTCCAGACCGAAACAGAGGCCACACGTAAGGGCGCTATCTATTGGAGCGCTACCAAGGTCAGTGTGAAGGGGGCGAAATGACGCACATTTACGCTAGTCCGCGATCACTCTTTCATGACAACGAAAGAGGCAACACGCGTTATGTCAATATATGGAAAGCCGATGACAGCCCGGAACTACGGGCGGGGGATCGTCATTGGTCGCGTGCAACCGCTGACAGGGCCGTGAGCAAGACCGATAGCAGATGGCGCGCGGTGTACCGCGTCGTGGTTAAATTCAAATGACCAAGCGTGATCCACCAGCCAAGGCGTGCCCGCAGTGCTACATGATGTGGTACAACGGGCAACGCGTCTGTCTCGAATGCGGTTTTGAATTCTACCCCGCCAGGAAGAAACCCGATGACCCGCGCAGAGATTGAAGCGAGTAACGCCCGCATCATTGCCGATGCCTCGTTTGAGGTGCGGGTTGACTATACGTCAACAGATGGTGTAACAGGGGTGTACATCTATGACAGGCGCGATGGTCGCGTTATCTCAAGTCACATCAAGGTGTATGACCATCGTGCACTCTTTGGTTACGATTGGAAGGACATCACATGAAAATCGGTGAAGACATACGCGCCTCAGTGCGCACTGATGACGATGGCGTCACAGCGTTGACCTATCGCCACGGCACCAAGTACAACACAATCATGCTAACGGCGCGCGAGGCACACGACCTCGTGCGCGCCTTGGAAGACAGCCGACGCGAACCCATGACCCGCTTTGATGTGCAGTGGGACCGTCCCACCACTTTTGTGTCTGATACGAACGTACTCACAGAAGGGTTTACGCTTACTGAGTTGCGCGAGATCGCCCCACCTGACCCCATACCCGAATTGAAAAGCTCGCTCCCGCACGGCGTACCATTCCCCGTTGGTGACGCTGACCTATGGGCGGCTGTCATGGCCGAATGCGGGGTCATCAAAAAGGACGTGATGCAGCGTTACGCCGACGTGCGGGGTATCACGCGGGTGCAAGCCAAGAACGAAACGTTCACCATCCGCTATGGTGGTTCGACGCCTAGGAGTGGTTGACCATGATGCTTGGCCCCGCCTTGACCGCCCTGGTGTTCGGTGACGAAATCCGGCAGACGCGAATGCCCGAACTGCACTACAAGATAGCGCAGGGCAAGCTGTTGATGTACTCACCACGTTCCGGCGCGCAGACACCGATTACTACGGCGTTCACGTATGACGACATCATAGCCGATGATTGGGAGATTGTGAAGCCATGACCGAAAAGCCCCCGCAGATAGTTAAAGCCGGTGATGAAGGCGCGCACCTCGTTGAAATATGGCGCGGCGGTGTCCTTGATCCGGGTATCTGGATTGAGGTTGACGCCGTGAAGGGTGTAGGCACTCGCTACGTCACCGATGAGTACGGTAACCTTGTAAGGTCCGGTGACGTGTTCATGGCCGAAGTGGTTACGGGTGATTTCGAAGTCAAATGGCTCAACTCGTAACGATTGATTAACTACCATTGACGTACCCCGTTGACGTGTTCGCGTTGACGGGGTATAACCGTTTCATCAACACAGAGCACGGCATTCCGCCAGTGCACAAGTCAGGAGACCGACATGGCTTACGCAACTAACGAAGAACGCAAGGCGCTCAAGAACAGCAACTTGGCATTCGATGCTTGCGCTTTCGTTGTTCGGTTCGCGCATAATGGTCGCGAAAACGAAGTCGTAGCTGATGACGTAGATCACGCGCTTGACATTCAAAAATCTTGGATTGATAAAACGGCTGTCTATGTAGAAATCTTTCGTGTGTTGGACGATGGCTCGCTTAACCCAACAATCGGCGCATATCGCACCTAACACTGACACATTCGGCAACGGCCTTCGGGCCGTTATCCAATCTGTTAGGGGTTACAATGAAAGTCTTCATTGGTATGGAAACATCGGGCACGCTTCGGCGTCTGTTCCAGGCTGCGGGGCACAAAGTCGTGTCCTGCGACCTACTGCCTGCACAAGATGGTGCCACGTTTAATGACGGGCACATACAGGGTGACGTGTTCGAAACGCTCGACATGCTCTGGCGTGACTACTGGTGGAAACCAGACGCCGCGATCTTTCACCCGACATGCACGCACTTGACCATTAGCGCCGCGTGGGCGTTCAAGGACGCTGATTTCGTGCGCTACCCCGGTGTTGGTTATCACCAGCGGGTGAAGCCAGGAACGCTAACGGGTCAGGCACGACGCGATGCACGAGACGCGCAGGTTGAACACGTCAAGCGACTTTGGGCACTCGACATTGAAAAGATGGTGATCGAAAACCCCGTTGGTATGCTGTCGTCACTATGGATGAAGCCGACGCAGATTGTGCAGCCATTCGAGTACGGCGACGACGCGAGCAAGAAAACGTGTCTGTGGATGCGCAACACAAAGCCGTTGGTGCCCACTACACGTTACCCAGGGCGTTGGGAAGAATGGCCGCGCGGTTCGGGAATACTCGTTGAACGCTGGTCAAACCAGACACCAAGCGGGCAAAACAACTTGACACCAGACGATGACCGGTGGCAAGATCGCAGCGACACGTTCCCCGGCATTGCAGCCGCACTATTGGAGGCTTTGACATGATTGATCGCCGTTACATTCGCGCCATGGCAACATGTGCAAAACGCACCTACCAGACCATGGCATTCGTTGAATGGGATGACACAGCCGCAGAGTGTCGCGTTGACGCCGCTGGTATCTTCCACCGTGCGGGAAGCCATTGGCGGCGTACACGCTATGTTTACCTTCTCTGCCACGAGGGTAAAAGCGGCTTGACGATTGCACAGCGTCGTGACATTGTACGGCTACTGAGAGACGCTAACACGAGGCGATGACAATGACCTTTGACCAGCAAATTGCAATGATCAACCAGCAGACCGCCGAACATCGCCACAAGTGGGTGATGCAGGATCGTGAGGATTACTATTATTACCTCACGTACAAGGGTGATCCGATGATTGATTACATCGGGTCAAAGGTGCTTGAATTCAATCGCTGGTCTCAGGAACGCGCCGAATACGCCCGTGCCGCGATGACGGAAATGGGCATCACCGAAGAGGATCAATTCTATGCGTGAACAGATGATTGCCCACGGTGTGTTCTGCACCTGGCACGATGACAAGGCCAACGTAGGGGTTAACGGGGTGTTACCCTGTTGCCCCCATTGCCGGGGGCTGCTGTACGAAATGCCCGAAGCACAATGGCTTTCACAGATGGCGAAACACAACGCCAGCAACCCAGGTTACGCCCAACTTATGGTGTGGAGCAAGGGCAAGTGCTTCCCAACCTTTACCGCACTCAAGGACGCGTACGCGCAGGCGGGGTCACCATGAGACGGTGGAACCAACCCGCGCCGGTTGTC